GAAGAGGAAGTCGCCTATCTGCGCAGCGAGTTGGGGCTTGTCGCCGACCGCCGCGAGCTGGACAGGCTGCGCGAGGGTTTCCGCATCACACCGGCCTGCGCGCGTCTGCTGGCGGCGCTCTACGCAGCCAAGGGACAGCTTCGCTCCCGGATGCAGTTGCTGGACGCCATCCCGGCCGCTGGGGGTGATGACGACCGCAACCCGTCGTCGCTGATCCCGACGTGGGTGTGTCACCTGCGCAAGGCGCTGGGCAAGGGCGCGATCAAGAACAGCTTCGGCTTCGGCTACTGCCTCACCGCCGACGGCATGGCGAAGGTCCGCGCCGTCCTGGAAGCGTCGCAACGAAAGGACGCGGCATGAACCCGCCCGACTTCTTCGACAGCATGGAACGCCTGGCCAAGCGCGCCTGCGGAACGGCCAACGGCTACGCCTTCGCCGACACGCCGCAAGGAGCCTTGCGCGTCCACTTCACCAGCGGGAACGCGAAGGGCGGCCGCGCCGGCTGCGCCTACTACCTCAACCACATCCGGCTCGACCGCGCCGAGATCGAGCGCCGCGCCGCTGACTGGGCGCCCAGCTGGGTAAGCCTCGACTTCATCGTCCACGGCGATGACCGGAGGGCGGCATGACGCCCGGCCTCGCCGACGCGCGAATCCGACGGGCCTTTCGCCCGTCATCCCCTGCGTCCTTGGCCCAAGGGCGAGAACAGGCCACCGGGCCAGAGAGACAATACACCATGACCACTCTTCAAGCGCAGACAGCAACCTTCAGTCCCCAAGCGGCGGCCAACGCCATGTTTAGCGGCCAACAGGCAGGCGCGCCGGCCACCACGACCGACGTGGCGCTCGCCGGCACCCTGGAGAACCACGCGATCATTCTCGAAGCGATCACCAACATCGAGGCCAAGCTGTTCGGCGATAGCCCCGATTCGGACGCGGGGAAGATGGCGACCCCGGAGGCGATCCAGTGGAAAGCCAACATGGCGCACGTGCAGTCGGTCCAGATCGCCGCAAAGTTGGCCGCCATCATCGGCCGCCTCTGAGGCCAACGGCGAGCCGGGCGGCCGTCAACGGCCCGGCGGGGTTCATCGTAGGGGTAAGAGGGCGTCAGATGCCAAAGACATGGTTTGCCGTTTACACGGCGGTCGGGTGCGAAGTTCGCGCCACGGCCGGACTGGTCGAACTGGCGCGCAAGCGTCCCGATCTCGACATGGACGTCTATTGCCCGATGGCGACGCGGTGGTGGCGCCATGCCAGGCAGAAGAAGCGCGTTCAGCGGGCGTTGCTGACCCGATACCTGTTCATCGGCATCGGATCGCGCGACCCCGACTTCTATGCGATCCGCGCCATCAACGGCGTGGAATCGCTGGTCGGCGTCGGCGGCGAGCCGACCACCATCCGCTACGAGCTGATCGAGCCTCTGCGTATGGCCGAGACCCGCGGCGACTTCGACCTGACCCGCGAGCATGAGCTGGTGAAGTTCAGCAAGGGCACCAAGGTCAAGGTCGTCGGCGGCCTGTTCCAGGGCTTCATCGGCGAGTTCGAGAAGGCGATCGGCGAGAAGCGCGCCAAGGTGCTGCTCAAGGAGTTGGGCCGCGTCGTCGGCGCCGGTCCCATCGAAGTCGCGCTGACCGACCTTCAGCCGCTCGCGGCGTAGACGACGGCGTTGATGGGTCTGCAACGATCGTGGCGCTAGATTTGGGCTTCGATGTGGGCTTCGTCGGCCCGCACTGGGGGTGAGGCTCGGCTTCACCCTTTCTGCGTAGCGCGCCCAAAGCGGGCGCGGCGACGCCCGGTGATCAAACCCTTTTACCCTCTTGTAGAGCCCGCGCGGATCCTTCCAGCGGCAGAGCCGGACCTGGCTGGTTAAACCACATACCTGCGCCCGCCGCCCGTGCTGAACGGGCCTCACAGGGCGTCAACTGCTGGTGCGCGGGGCCGCTCGTGGGCGGTTCATAGGACCAGGGAAGGATGTCGTCCGGAAACCTTCGCAACCTGCGTCCGGCCCGCACCGGCGTAGGGTGGCCGCCTCTCTAAGACGCGGCCGTCGCTGGTCCGGGGGACCGCGACACGCGCCGGGCCGAGCTTAACAAGCGCCGGCGCACCCATCGCCTTCACGCACGGCCGCATCGACCAAAGGATCATCACATGGGCGCCACATCGCCCAACCGAGCCCGCTTCATCGAAGAGTATCTGGTCGACCTGAACGGGTCGGCCGCCGCCATCCGGGCGGGGTACTCGGAAAGCCGCGCTCGGATCACCGCCTCGGAACTGCTGGCCAAGCCGCACATCCAGGAAGCCATCGCTGCCGCCAAGGCTGAACGGTCGGAGCGGACGCAGATCACGCAAGACCGTGTTCTGAAGGAGCTGGCGCGGATCGCCTTCGGCGACTTGAGGGCGATGTTCACCGAAGACGGCGCCCTGAAGGGGCCGGCAGAGCTCGACGACGACACCGCTGCCGCCATCGCCTCGATTGAGGTGGTCGTGCGGCCGAGCGGCGAGCGCGACGAAGACGGCAACGTGATCATCGAGCATGTCCACAAGATCAAGGCGTGGGACAAGAACACCGCCCTCACGAACCTTGCCCGTCACCTCAAGCTCCTGACCGAGAAGGTGGAGCACAGCGGCCCCGACGGCGGCCCTATCCGCACCGAAGGCACGACGACGCTGGATGTGTCAGCCCTGACGGACGAGCAACTTGCAGCCCTTGCCAGCATCCGCGTTCAGCCCGGCTGACGTCCTCGCCGCGCGCCGGGAACTGGCGCGGCGGCGAGTAGCGGAGTTCGCGCGGATGGTGGAGATACCCACCGCGCCGATCACCCAGGACGATGACGAGGACGAGTTCCAGACCCTGCGCGTCGATCGCCTGGTCGCCCACCATTCACTGCTGCTGAACGCGCTACAGGACGTCGCCGACGGCGTGACGCGCAACCTCATGGTCTTCATGCCGCCGGGCTCGGCGAAGTCGACCTACACCGACGTCGTCTTCGTGCCGTGGTTCATGGCCCGCAAACCGCGCCAGAATGTGCTGCTCTCCAGCTACGGTTCCGACCTGGCCCGCAAGCAGGGCCGCCGCGCCCGCCAGATCGTGAAGTCGCGGTCGTTCTGCGAACTGTTCGACGCCCGGCTGTCAGCCGAAAGCAGCGCCGCCGACGAATGGAGCCTGACCAACGGCTCCGAGTACATGGCCACCGGCATCATGGCCGGAAACACCGGCAACCGCGCCGATCTCCTGGTCGTCGACGATCCCGTCAAGGGCCGCGAGGACGCCGACTCCGAGACCATCCGGAAGAAGACCCGCGAGGCTTACGAGGACGATCTGTCGACCCGCCTGAAGCCAGGCGGCCGTCAGGTCATCATCCAGACCCGCTGGCATGAAGACGATCTCGCGGGTGCCATCCTGCCGGCCGATTGGTCAGGCGAGAGCGGCATGATCAAATGCCGCGACGGCCGCACCTGGCGTGTCCTGTGCCTGCCGGCAGTGGCCGACCGGGCCGACGATCCGCTAGGCCGGGCGATCGGCGAATATCTCTGGCCGGAGTGGTTCACGGAAGGACATTTCGAGCCCTTCCGGCGCAACGCCCGGACATGGTCGGCGCTCTACCAGCAGCGCCCGACGCCGGACGAAGGGACGTTCTTCCAGCGCGGCTATTTCAAGTTCTGGACGGAAAAACCTGCCAGCCTGCGCATCTATGGGACCAGCGACTACGCGGTGACCGACGGCGGTGGTGACTTCACCGTTCACCGGGTCTGGGGCATCGACAAGGACGCCAACATCTACCGCCTAGACGGCTGGCGCGGCCAGACGGCGCCGGATGAGTGGATCGATCGAAAGCTGGATCTGATCGCGAAGTGGAAGCCGCTCGCGTGGTTCGGCGAAGCGGGCGTGATCGAGAAGGCCGTCGCGCCGATGCTGCGCCGCCGCTCGCTGGAGCGGAAGGTCTATTGCCGGATGGAGTGGTTGCCCTCCATCCACGACAAGCCGACCCGAGCGCGGGGCTTTCAGGCCCGCGCGGCGATGGGCAAGGTGTTCTTCGAGCCGCAGGCCGATGTCAGCGAGTTCCTGACCTTTCCGGCCGGACGGCATGACGATGAAGTCGACGCCGCCAGCCTCTTGGGCCGTGCGCTTGACGAAACGCACCCCGCCACCGCGACACCGCCAACGCCGCCAGAGCCGAAACGAGATGGCTACTGGCCCAAGGACGAGGAGGACGGGGACTCGTGGAAGACAGCGTAACCCTTACCCGTCTCGTCCAATGGTACGAAGCTTCCGAACAGGCGTCGCAGCGCGGGCGCCGTGAAGGCGAGCAGGCGCGCGACTACTACGACGGCAAGCAGCTGACGCCGGAAGAGCGCAAAGTGCTGCGCAAGCGCCGCCAGCCCGAAACCGTCGCCAACCGCATCCAGCGCAAGGTCGATTACCTGCGCGGCCTCGAGCGTCAGGGCCGCACCGACCCGAAGGCTGTCCCGCGCACGCCGCAGGACGAGAGCGACGCCGACGCCTGCACCGACGCGCTGCGCTACGCCAAGGAAGTCACCCAGCTCGACATCAAGCGTTCGCAGGTGTTCGAGAACATGATGATCGAGGGCTTCGGCGGCGTCGAGGTCGGCGTCGTCAAGTGCCCCGGCGGCTATGTCGATCCGAAGATCACCCTGCTGCCGTGGGATCGCCTGTTCTACGACCCTCACAGCGCCGCCCACGACTTCAGCGACGCCCGCTATGTCGGGTTCATCAACTGGTTGGACGTCGAGGACGCCAAGGCCCGGCCGGAATGGAAGGACAAGGGCTCGATCATCGATTCCACGATGAACCAGCCCTATTCGTCGTTCGCGACCACCTACGACGACAAGCCGCGGTGGTCTTCCTGGTACGACCCGACCCGCAAGCGCATCCGTGTCGTGACCATGTACCACCGCGACGCGGGCGTCTGGATGCGCAGCGAGTTCACCGTGGCGGGCTACCTCAGCGGCCCGGTGAAGTCGCCCTTCGTCGACGAGCATGGTGAGCCGGAATGCGCGATCGTGCTGCAGTCGGCCTACGTCGACCGCGAAAACGACCGTTACGGCATCGTGCGCTCGATGATCTCGCCGCAGGACGAGCTCAACAAGCGCCGCTCGAAATCGCTGCACTTGCTGACCTCGCGCCAGGTCCGTGTCAGCCGCAACGTCGAGGACCTCGACGCCGTCCGCCGCGAGATCGCCAAGCCCGACGGCGTCATCCAGGCCGACACCGGCGAGATCGAGGTGCTGACGAACATGGAGTTCGTCCAGGGCCAGTTCCAGCTGATGCAGGAAGCCAAGGCCGAACTGGACGGCATGGGCCCCAACGCCACCTTGCAGGGCAAGGGCGGCGAAGACCAATCGGGCCGCGCCATCCTCGCCCTGCAGCAGGGCGGCATGGTCGAGATGACGCCGCTGCTGGACAACCTGCGCCACTTCTCGCTGCGCGTGTACCGGATGCTGTGGAACCGCATCCGCCAATACTGGACGCAGGAACGCTGGGTCAGGGTGACCACGGAAGACGCGGTGACCTTCGTGGGCCTCAACACCACGCGCGGCGCCATCGCCATGCAGAAGATCGGGGCGGCCGTGAAGGCCGGCGAGATCGACCCCGCCACCGCCCAGCAATACGCCATGCAGGTCCAGCAGAACCCGGCCATGAGCCAGCCCGCCAACCAGGTCGGGCAACTCGACGTCGACATCGAGATCGACGAGATGAACGAGACGCCGACGCTGCAGTACGAACAGTTCCAGACGCTGACCCAGCTCGCCCAATCGGGCGTGCCGATCCCGCCGGAAGTGATCATCGCGGCCTCGACGCTGCGCGACAAGGCCAAGCTCCTGAAGATGCTGTCGGACGCCAAGGCGACGCCCGACCCGCAGGCGCAGCTCAAGACCGCCGCGCTGGCGGCCAGCATCCAGGCCACGACGGCCGGCGCCCAGCTCAGCCAGGCCAAGGCCGGCCGCGAGAACGTGCTGGCCCAGGCCGACGCCCTATCCCTGCACAGCGCCCCCGTGGGCGTGCCTGCCCTGCCCGCCACCCCGGGCATGTGAGTTTCCGGCGCCAGCCGGGCCCGCCGTCGGGGCTAATCGGACGTATCGACGTGTCAGCCGTCGTCTGCCGCTGACCGGGTCGCCGCCGTCATGGGCGTTCCGGGGCGCACCGCCGTACAGGTGCAACGGGTCGTCGCCGCCAACCGTGCGTTCTCGGTTTTCTTGGAAGGCTGCTCGCCGGAGCTGCTCACCCCACCGATCAATCTGCTGCGGATCATGCTGCACCCCGACGGCGTCGCGCCGCGGGTCGCCAACCTCGCGCAGTGGGGACGACACGTGATCGACAACCTGCGGCTGCTGGCGTTGCAAAGCCCTGATCGCGGGATGGAGGAGCTGGCGAAGGAGCTGGCCGGCTACGTACCGGACGCCCCGGTGGACC